TGATGAAAGCAGTTTGTTCTTTCGTTTCATTTGTTGTGGAGTCAATATAGGTGTTAGTTGCTGCTACCGTAAAAGTGGCCACCGCTCGACCACTTTGGGTATAACGCACTTCTGGATCACGTGCTAAATTTCCTAAAATCTGTACTGTATTCATAATTCTCCTTAGTAATAATACATTTTGTTTAAAGATGCCTCTGTATCGTCAATGTACACATCATAATCTTCGTGAATGTGGCAATCGACTGTTGCCTCGTTTCTCATGATTTCAAGTAGGTTATCAATCTTCACTCTAGCCTGTTCTTCGCTAGTTGCTAGTACTGTAAAGCTAACATTGAACGATACATTACAACTCACTTCAAATTCCTTTGGCTTTTGTTTCATCTATCCCCCTATTGCTTGTTTCAACAATTCTTTTCCCTCGTCAGATATTTCACTTTCCTCGATTATTTTTGCAACATCAACTGGTGCTTTCGCTACTTCTACCAAATTACCAGTCGAAGTCATTTCAATTTTCTTCTGATTAGCGTTTAGTAACGCTCGTTCCTTTTCTGCTTTTTCCCTTGCCTTTAACAACAAGTGATTGTCTTTGATTGAATTAGATAATCTCAATCGTTCACGTTCCCTTATTTCTTGCGACTCATAGTTCCTCACGAACTGCGAACGGCAAGACATCTCGTTGAAGTTATCGCCGTTTTGAGGGTCAAACGATTTCCATATTGCCTTAGCACATTGTTTCGTTAACCCATCTAGTTTATCTAACCCTTTATCGTAGCCATATGATCGTGCTACTTGATACACCCTTTCCCATGCATCTTGTGCGGTTGGTAATTCCTCATGTGCATTTACATAGTTACTTAATGCTGAACACTCCTCTCTAATTTCTGCGATAGTTGGCAGAAATTTACATTTATCAATCAGATTGCTAATTGCCTGTTCTAACGTAACTGGGTTTACGTTAGATAACTTTGTTACATACAACATCATTCGTTGCTCTGACATATCAGTAGACCACGCTATCTGTAACATCGATAGCGCTCTTAATGTCTGTTGTTGGTTGTTCAGCATCTACACCCCCCCCTAACTTATTCATCAAGTTATTAACTACGTTTATTGCATCTTCCTTGCTATTCTTTTTAGAATTAGGTTTTCTGTATTCGCTACGCTCCCATGTTCTAACCGCTGCTTTCCAATCTTTCATGGAGTTTTTACCAACTTTCCAACCATTACTTTCGTAATAATCGAAAAATTGTTCAGCATTTACATTGTTATTTCTTTCAATGCAATAGTCTTGTATTTCATCAATAGTAGGTTTAGTAAATGTTTTACGCTTTGGTGAATGTGGTTTCTCACATTCGCCCTCTATATTCTTATCTAACCTAACCTTACCTATACTAGACTTACCTAACCTTACCTTACCTATGGATACATTTTGTATACATTCTGTATCCATAATGGATACATTGCTTGCATTTAATTGATATTCCTTGTTTGCAGTAATTTCCAGTAACTTTCTTTCAGGTTGTAAACTTGGTTTGTAACGATCACTTTGAATGTAGTTATGTATCTTCCAATGTTTGATTACAATAACACCGCTACCAAAACCAATTACAAATTGCTTAGCTACAAGCAATTTCATGTCATCTTCTTTAGCACCAACTATTCGCATGATAGATTTAGGTGCATTTACAAAACCATCATCATCAGCATCTAACAACATGTGAAAGTATAAGTTTTGTGTTGTAGCTGGCATATCAAGGAATTGGTCTGATTTAATAATGGACTTTGCCATCATCCGTCTTTCAGCCATAAACTATTCTTCTTCCACGTCTTGCAATTGTTGATTAAGTTTACTTAGGCTATAAACAAATGCATCAAATTTATTAGACTCTTGGCTTTTTTTTGATGTATTCACTTGATTAATTACATCCAATACATCCTTTAGCTCTGTAATTTCTTTTTCATTTACTTTGTATTCGCCTTGTATTTGTACTAACTTCTCAATACGTTTCTTAACATATAGTTCAACAACATCAATTCTTTTCATATTGTTTCATCCTTTCCATAATGATTGTTTCTAGCTTTAATTTGGTTTCCTTTGCAAATACTCCGTGTGCTAAGTTCTCATGGCAATATCTGCACAAACACGCTAGGTTGTTTAGTTCGCTTGTACCGCCTCTACCTCTAGGCAATATGTGGTGTACCTCAGTAGCAGGTGTGCCACATATTACACAACATGGATAGCCATCTATACTATCTCGTTCGATAGCTTGCGGTCTTGTAATTTTGTAAAGTTTATCGTCATTCTTTTTTCTTTTGTTCACTCTCCCACCCCTCTATAAGAGATTGGATGTACTCACTAGGTTCTAACTTGATACCTAGTTGTTCACATTCATCTGTTAGGCAATCAATTAATCGTGCCATTTCTTTTGTGTTGTATACGCTGCTGCCGTGGTAGCACATGATATTGTGATAACCTTTGATGCTTTTACACTCGCCAGCATCTTCGGCTATCCAGCCAAGGCCATGCCCTTTCCATATGTTTATATAGCGTTCGACTGCATCTTCTCGGACTGGAACATATGTGAAATGACTACAATCTTTGATTGCCTTTCTATATACATCTTCTTTAGATATATACGAATGGTTACTCATGACTTCCGCTATCTTTTGACATAAAACCCAGCAATATGCATTAGCGTTCATACTGCGTGATTTTGATTTCTTTTTAATCTCTATCACGTATTCTTTTTCTTTATCTAATTTCGCTAGATCATTGTCATGTGGTGCTGGTATTACTACCATCACACCTAGCGGACTACGGAGCGTTTCAATATTACTTGTTGTCCACTTCATCGTTGTGCATACCTTTTAGCATTAACCCAGTTGAATGCTTGTTGGTAATGGTCTTGCTTTAGGTCTGCTGGTTTGCTCACCTTGAAAGTTTTGGTTACATAATGCACTAACTCTTCCTCACTAATACCACCTTGTGTGGCTCTAGCTTTTAGAGTTTGCCAGTTGTACACAGTTTCTTGTGTTTGTTGTTGTGTATTTTCACCAAAGGTATAACGTACTCTGCCTTTGCTATCTACAATAACCAACTTCACAATATTTCTGCTTTCGTCATATGCAATCTCTTTTACTTTGAATTTAGCGTTTGATTTGGGTTTACCATCTCTACCCTCGTACCATTCGCCGTCTTGTAATGTTATATATACAAATGGTGCGGTGTACAGTTCCCTGCCAATGCCCCAGTTGAAACCAGCCCTTTTAAAGCTATCAGATGCCTGCCCTTTCTCTTTTTCTGTGTTGCTTTCTGTGCCTACATCACTTTTAGCAACCCATTGCTTTTTTGTTTCATCCCAAATCGAAATCGTACAATACAAGTTGCTATCAATAACAGAGTGTCCACGTTGCCAATTCATAGCACCTACAGTTTCATCAAGGATATTCATATCAACACGTGCATCTTTGTATAAAAGAATTGTTGCTCCAATCGCTTTTGCTTTGTTTTGTCCTATAGATTGTATTCGGCAATCTATCTCACTTGCTTTTAACTCTCTAAACTTCATCGTTCACCTAACCAATCTGTAAGTTCATGTGCTTTTCAATCCTTGCACCAGCTACTTCTTGTTCTGCTTTGATTGCTTTCTTGATTGCTACTTTGTCTGCTGCGATAGTTACTTTTCTAAACTCATCAGGTAGTGCATCCAAGTTATCAATCTCTACTGTTTCGCTTTCTTTGTAGTAGCATTTGAATTGTCCAACTTTCTTTTCTGTTAGTTGGTTTTCTTTCATGACATGATCAATGTTATTTTTCAATCGTTCAGTCATATTTTCTAAAGTCTTAGCTTTAGCACTTAGCCGTTTTGCCTCATCCTTAAATGCTTGAATATCACCTTTGATATTGCGGATAAACATTGCAGTATTTTCGATTTTTTCATCGATACTGCAATCTAACATATCCAAAGTATCTTGGATGGCTTGCATATCTTCTTCCGTTTCAGCCACCTCTAACATCGCTTGCAACTCTTTATAATCTTTGTTTAATTCATATAAACTTGGCATTCAAATTCTCCTTGTGTTAAAATACAAGTAGAGTATTTTCCAATACTTCTACACAAAGTCCGCTGAAACTTCTTCTAAAACTTTTCACAGCGGACTTTTCTTTTTTTATAATATTGAACTTCTTCTAGCCAATATCCAGTTAAAAACCAAAGTGTAACTCCTAACATAGTTTGTAAAAACCATGTCCAGTAGTCGATAGTATCTAGTTCAAGGCTACCCATCGCACCTACTGCTAGAATTGCACCAACAATTCTTAGTGCATAACATACTTTAATCATTACCAACCTCTACTTACTAATGCATCTACAACACTCTGTGCAGCACTATCACAATCCCATTTAAACGCATTCCATGCAAAGTCATATGCAGCTTTCTGCTCTGCTATACTTAATTCTTCACTATTAATTCGTCTAACCCAACTTTCTGCACTTCTTTTAAATTCCAATTGTACATTCATATCTATAACCCCTCTCCTACGATCACTAGCATTTGGCTAGTGATTTTTCTTATTTCACTCTTTAACTTTTGGTTTTCTTTTTCTAATCGCTCTACCTCGTTTTTTAATTTTCTGTAACCAATAGCAGAGTATTCACTTTCAACTCCTGCTAGTGCTTCAACCTCTTTTTTACTAAACCTCACGCCGCTTACATTCGGTAGTTGTTTTAGCTTGCCTTTATTTCTTAGGTCATATACTGCAGTTAGTGAAATTTGAAATAGTTCCGCTACTTGGTTAGCCGTGTATACTAGGCTCTCCATCGCTTTTCATTCCTTGCGTGGAGGTCAGCCGTTCTAGCTAACTTTACCCAAGATAGAATGACTTTCTTATTCCATCTTGATTGGTTACGTTTAGGCCATTTAGTCTTGATGAGTTTTCGCCAGTATTGTGCGTACTCATCATTTCGACCAGCATATCCGAATGTAGGTAGTTTTCGTCCGTACATTCGATTTGCTACCCTTAAATCTTTTTGATTTTGTACTAGCATGGTTCATCTCCTTTGCATTACTTTTTAAATATTATTGATGTGATTTTAAATCACTATACTTTTTAAAAAAAATAGACTTAACCTCAAGGTTTGATAAATGTAAGATTTCAGTTAATTTTGCAATTTCAGATGCCGTAAATTCGGTTACTCCATTGATTTTATTGTATAGCGTGTATCTCGTAATATTAAGCTGATTTGCTATCCACGAAATACGAAATCCTTTTTCAATAATCACGTCTTTTAAACTTTTCATCTATTCACCTCCTTTTGTAACGTGATTTTTAATCACATCTATAATATACCCTAAGGGTGATTATGTGTCAACAATAAATTACAAAAATGTTGATTTTTTTTCACATATATAATATATTTACTTTGTAAGGGGCATTAAAAAGAAAGGTAAAACCCATGAAACTATATGCCAATATCAAAGCTTTACGAGAAAAATTAGAACTATCACAAGAAGAATTAGCTCGTCAAGTAGGATATAAAGATAGAACAAGCATTGCTAAAATTGAAGCTGGGAAAATTGATATACCTCAATCTAAAATTTATGCATTTGCAAAAGCCTTGCATGTTTCTCCAGAAGAGTTAATGGGCTTGAATAATGATTCATATTACATAGATCCGGAGGTGGCTGAATATGCAAATAGATTGAAAGACAACCCTGATATGCGATTGTTGTTTGATGCGGCCGAGGATATGTCAAAAGATGACATTGATTTTGTTGTTAATTTAATTGAGGGATTAAAGAAACGTGAGGGAAAGTAGAATGAAGAAGTTATTAATATTAATTTATATATTATTTATTCCTTTATCATGTAATGCAATTTCTTTAAATGAATTGCGTAATAATCCAAATCAGTATACATTAGTGTATTCAGACCAAACGCATGAAGCGTATGTTGATAATTCAACGATTGTTGTATCAAGATATAATCCGCCATATTATGCTATTAACACTACTGTATATTCTATATGGTACGATGAAAACAATATTGTAGAAGCGAATCAGACTTCTTTTTTTAATTATGATAGAAGTTTAAAAATGTTAGCACTAAAATTTGGAGAAGTTAATGATTTAGCAAGAGAATTTACAAATGATAATGGGGTAAAGTTTAAAATAAATACTTTAATTCGGTATGATTTAAATGGAAATAAAATTTCCTCTATATCTTCTTTCCCATTTGGGAAATCCCCTTCTGGTAAAGCTCCTGTATATTCTCCGAGTTACGAAGTTGCAATGTATATATTTCATAAATCATATAATATGTATTTTAACGAACCTTTATCTAATTAATTCTATCAGGGGAGAGTGTTGTTATGTCTATTAACTTGATCTATACGCAATTAAAGAAAACACAAACAGCAGTAGTACGTCTTAATGAAGATGGCAGTCATTCAATACTGGTTAATTTAAATAAGCCATTAGATGCTCAACGAGTTAGTGTACTACACGAATTAGGACATATTAAACACGATGACTTTCATTCTAAGGAACATATCAATTTAATAGAACGGATCGCTCATGATAGAGAATTAGATGAAGATATAGATGAGGAATTCTTTTATCACGTGGTTAATAGCAAGGACGTGTAACTATGCAATGCAATATGACGGTTCGCAAAAAAGATGGCAATTACCAAATAATTGTCAGCTATAAAGACGGCTATAAATGGAAACAGAAATCTAAACAGGGTTTCAAAACCAAACGAGAGGCTAAGGAATATGGCCACGTGATAGTTAAGGAATTAGACAAAACCGCACTACTCACCAAAGATACGGAGTTAAAAGAATTAACA